ATGGGCCGCCGCCGCCGCACGGGCCGCCGCATGGACCGCAGGGGACGCAGGGGCCGCCGCATGGGCCGCCGCCCATAAAGACATGGCTAAGATCGTAAGGAAGATTATCCCATTCAGCGTTATCTGCAAGGCCATCGCCGAGTATGAGGGGAAGAAATGAACACCTTTTTACGTGACCAGATCATGCGCGTCATGCAGGGGCATAGGGGCCGCGCCAACGCCATGCCGCGCAAGGTCTTACTCGCCGAACTAAGATTGTATCGGCCATCGTTCACCGACCGCGACTGCCGGGAGTTGTATGCGGGCCTGCCGATCTGCTCATGTGAGGATGGGCTATTCCTTCCGACGACGGTTGCCGAGGTTCAGGATTTCAAGGCGTACATCACGAAGGCATGGGGTCCGATACAGGCGCACAGACGATGCGCGACGATCTACTCGTTCTACCCTCAGCTCGCGCCGCCCGCTGAGCAACTGGGGTTAGGGATATGATCATCAGCCTGACGATCCCCGGCCCGCCTGTCGGTAAGCAACGCGCCCGCGTGTGCAGGACGGGTCACGCCTATACACCGGCCAAGACGGTGAATTATGAGGCGTTAGTCAAGCAGACATTCGCCGCCAAGTATCCCGACTTCGTTCCGATGACCGGCCCGGCGAGGATAACACTTTCGATTTTTCTTATGCCGTCGAAAGAGACGCGCCGAAAATTGGGGAAGGGGCCCAAACTTTACCCGACGATTAAACCGGACATCTCGAACGTGCTGAAAATTATTGAGGACGCCCTGAACGGACTCGCATATGTGGACGATAAGCAGATTGTTTGGGTCGAGGTCGTTAAGGCATATTCGGAGAAACCGCGTGTTGAGGTTATCGTGGGGGAATTATGATGTTTTATATCGTCCTGGTCTACCTCGCGGCCTTCGCGGGCGGGATCGGATATGCCATTTTCGAGGATAGGAGGAAGGCATGAACCCGCCTGACAAGCCGAAGCTGAAGTGGATTCCGCCATGCCAATATGACGTGTTCGCGCAATCGACCAAAGACGAGGTTGTCTGCGCCGCATATATGAGCTCGGTGCCGAGGGGCAACTGCGGGCGAGACTGCCAAGCGTATAAGCCGTGGAAAGGTAACGCATGAGGACGCATAAGCCATATAGTCCCGACAGGATTCACTTTGCGACGCTCATCAAGTGCACCACTGGGCGGCTGTGTAGCTATTGCCATCGGCGAATCGACTACATTCCGAGCGACCATGACCTGCGCTATGCAAGATTCTGTTTGAGTTGCCGATGGCACAGGATACCGGACGAGGGATCCGATGATTGGCTAGGCCATGAATTAACGAACAGGAGGAGGCAATATGTCTGAGGAAGCGATCAAGCGGCGGTGTGCCGATGCGAAACAGAAAGTCATGCAGGAATATCGCGACAGGGGTTATGATGTCAAAAAGAGCGATAACGAAAAGGTGTGTTTTATCGCAACAGATAAAGCCTTGACCCATGAATGTGAAGTGCGCGTCTGTATCGATCAAATCACGGATCAGGACGTCAAAATTATGCTCGCCCTATCCGCGCTTCCCAATCAGCGCAAGGTCATCGAATGTCGTTTGGCCGGTTCATCGCGCCGGATAACGCGCGTTTATGACCACTTGAATAATCTCTGTCAATAGGAAATCCCTCCTTCTGGCGGCGTAGTTCTTACGTCGTTTCATCGTAGTTTTTACCCCCTTTCGGCGTATCTATGAAAATTCGATGGGTACACTTCGGGTGTGAAGGGAAAGAAGCCCGATCCCAATGCTATCCGGGAATGCTCCCGCTGTGGAGGCAAATTCATAACCCGACACGGGGCCAAAATGGGGCGCGTCTGGTACTGTGGCTATTGCTACGCAGCCGTATTCGGCACACCGGACGCCACATGGCTCCCCTCCCTGGCACGCAGAGAACGATTGGGCCGCGGATTCCACGATGAAAATTAAACTTGATAATGTCTGGGTTTGCTCTATCTGTGGTTCCATTTGGGAACCTTACGGGGAACATGGACAGGGGAAACTCTGCTCTTCCTGTGGGGCAGATTCACAAATGGAAGATCTTCCCTTAACGGCATGGAACTGGAGTTCGCCAATCGATGAGCTGGAGTCGGCGGAATGACCAACGGCAAGTACATCTCCGGTCACATCATGTTGTCGGAATATCGCTGTCCGTGCTGTGGGGCCATTCCATACGACACGGAGAGTCTGGCACACCAGGAGCTTTTCGAGGCTTACGAAACCATCCGAGCGACGCTCAATCGACCCTTGCGAATCACGTCCGGTTTCAGGTGCCCGAAACACAACGCGGACATTGGCGGTGAGCCGCTGAGTGTCCACCTATTTGGGCTGGCACTAGACATCGATGCGAAGGATATTGATGAAATTTATTCACTAGTCACCACCGTCAATCTCATGGCTCCAAATCTCCGCATGGGCGTTTACACAAAAAAGGCGACGTTCTGTCATTTGGACACCGGCTATCGAATTATCCCCCGCGTACTACGGGCGTGGCACGAAGGGGCCCGGTGGAACGGATGAATAGGAGGCTGACATAGACACCATTGTCAAGGCGATATTCTCAGCAACGGAGACCGGTCGACCTCGGTTTTATTGGACGCCGGAGGCTCTGGCGAAATTGCGAGAGATGGTTGCCGCGGGATGCACGGCCCGGGATATTGCCGCCGCCTTTGAGCAACCTACCCAGTGTATCGATAACGCCATCCGTCGCCATGGCAAAGTACCCGTGGGGACGTTGGAGGAAAACCTAGACGTCCCTCTTTTCAAGGGCGACCTCAAGCTTCCGATGGATGACTACATCATCACGGCTGATTATCATTCGCCCTATTACAGCATCATTTGGCATAATCGAAGCCTTGCCGTCGCCGAACGGTTCAGAATCAAGAAGCTTATCGTGATCGGCGACCTCGTAGACTTTGGTTTTGCATCGCATTATTACTCGGATCATAAACCGGGAATAGCTGATGAGGCCGACGAGAACCGCCGCCTCATCCAATCGCTTCTCGCCCAGTTCGAGGAAATCGTCGTCGTCAAAGGGAACCATGAGGACCGACTTGGCCGGCAGACCGATGGTGTCATCCAGGCGCGGTATCTATTCGAACTCTGGAGCGGCCCGGAGTACGGCAAGCGGTTCAAATATAGCCTCTACGATAAACTTACCATCGGCGGCGAATGGCTCTGCGTCCATCCTCGCTCATACTCGCAGAGGGCGGGGATAGCATCGCGTTCACTCTGCTCAAAGTATCTCAAGAACGTCCTGAACACCCACGGCCATCACGTCGGCTGGAATTACGATCCGAGCGGAAAATTCCTGGCCGTCGATCTTGGGGGGATGTTCGATCCGGACAAGATCGAGTACATGAACGTCAAAACGACAACTCATCCTTCATGGAACCAGGGGTTCGGGATGTTCAGGAACGGATATTTTCATCTATTCGACGAACGGACAGACTGGGATTTCTGGTTGCACGACGGGGGCGCATAATGCCCTACATTGTCTCGGCGCGCAGAGAGAGTTTTCAGGACTTCTTTGAGAAGACAAAGAATCTACGCATCGATACGGCCGGGGAACTCAATTTCCTCATCACGATGCTCGGACAAATTTATCTTACTACGCACGGGATGAATTACCGAGTATTCAATGAAATCATCGGTGCCCTTGAGTGCGCAAAGATAGAGACGTACCGACGCCAGATAGCGATGCTGGAGGACATGAAAAAGCAAGAGAACGGGGACGTATTTCTTCCCGTGCCGGGGACGGAATGAAGGCCGAAGAAGCGGACAAGCCGCAAGGTCTCGGACTTTGCTACAGATGTGAGCATCGGGCGAGATTCCTGGAGACGGGAGATCACCCACGCTTCGAATGCGGCATGGAGAAAACGGCATCCCATAGTTGCTATATGTTCATGCCGTGTAAACCCATCGCGGTTGGACCCATTAAAGGCGAGAAGCGCCCCATCTTTGCCGGATGGATGTTTGCCGGACGCATACAATCGTATGGCCTTGTCGCCGATGAGAGAATCCGCTTGAAATTGATTGACCTAGGCGACGGCAAGGTGTCGGCAGTCTGGACGACTCAGCCGAAGGGGAAGAAAAAAGCCGAATGAAAATCGCTTTTATAGTGGGGTGTTTGACGCCCCGGGGAAACAGGACGGATACGGACAATGCAGCCATCGAATATCTTTTCAACGTACGTGATTTTGTCGCCACCGCTATCCAACTCATCCACAAGGGCTATGCTCCATATTGCGCAGCGCTGGACTTTCAGTACTTCCTTCACTTGAGGTCAGGGGAGATAATTTCCGAAAAGAACATTAAGAAATTGAGCATGGCGTTCTTGGACATTTCCGACATCGTCGTCTTTATACCCGGATGGGAAGCGAGCAAAGGATGTCAGGCTGAATATTCAAGGGCCGTAGAACTTGGAATGCCCTTATATGATGAATTAGATACCGTGCCGGACGAAAGCCTATAATGCCGACCAACAAACCGCCTGTCCTCCATTATGCTCATGGTGTCGGTGGTGCCGGAATCCAACCGATTGATTTCATGGAATCGAATTTCACGCCGGATGAATACCGTGGCTATCTCAAGGGGCAGGTCATAAAGTACATAAGCCGATATCAATATAAGGGGAAGCCGATTGCCGATCTTGCCAAGGCGCAAACATATCTGGCATGGCTCATCGAATTCGAGGGAGGAATAGATGAACGACGGGAAAAAACGGGGCGAAGAAATCATTCATGTAAAAGGCTGGAGGGGATTGTGGGTGCGGGACAAAAACGAGGAATATAAATCACAAATAAAAAGATTATTGGATTTCATCTTGATAACCTTTCCTGATGCTGGGCCAGTAGAGGGTGAAGATGTAGTAGATGCGACCATTAGAATTATTCGCCAATTCATTAAATACAGAAAGGAGATCAGGAGGAACAAATGAGGGAGAAGATATGAAAATTGATTTTTCGGCTCCATTGAAAGCACTTAGCGGAGAGGACCTCAAGGACGGCAAAGGCGAGGCGTTCACGCTCAGGGACGCGGCTGTTGTTGCGCTTGATGCCGTATCCGATGAGGACAGGAAGCTCGATGGCAAAGAGAAGTACCGACGAGGAGCGTTAGCATCGCGCATCTACGGTGCAAGGGAAGCAATCGCCCTTGATGTAGATGACCTAAAGCTTGTGAAGGACTTGATCGGTAAGATTTATGGGCCTCGCGTTGTCCATGAGGCATGGGACCTCTTGGATCCGAAGGACTTGCCGCCCGAGCCGAAAAAGGAACCTACGCCCGAGATACCGAGTGGGAAATAAATTTATGAGGAGGTCAATATGACCACAGTCGCCGCAATTGCCATCGTCGTAGCGGTAGTTCAGTTCGCAAAAAAGGTGTTTCCCTTAATCCAGGGAACCGCTGCTGTTGCACTTGTCATCGCCGCGTCCGTCGCCGTGACGTTCTACAAGTTCGTGAATGAGGGCTTGCCGATTACATTCGCCGCCGTCACATTCTTGGTGCCCGTCATCGTCGGAGCACTCTCGGCCTACAGTTTGGTGAAGGTCGCGGGAGGTAATGGTTGATAATTAAGTCCATATCGTTCTGACGGAGGCATCGTGAAAGCTGTTCTATGTCCAGTATGTTTGGGAAAAGGGCGGATTCCCGACGAATCATTTAAGGGAACCACCTCACCCATCGACAAACAATGTCATGGCTGTGCTGGCAAGGGATGGGTTGAAGTGCATGAGGATATAGCCATTCCCGGTTATTACATTCCCTACTATCCGTGGCATCGGCCATATAATCCTTACGAGACAACGAGTCCATGAAAATCAAGCGTATCGGTCGATTCGTTCTCTTGGTAATTGCCGGGTTTCTCATTGGCGAAATAAGCCTTTGGCTTTGCATATTATTTCATCGATACCTTCATTGGACTAGGTTATGGAAACCATGAAAATCAAACCCGTCTACTGGATTGCCTTGGCTTTAGCCCTGGCCTTGACCGTAGCAGTATGCGATGGCCTGCGCCTGCACGATAAGTACTCCGTCGCCATCGGAAAGTATGAAGAAGCGTTAGCCCAAGCCAAGACGCTGAATGCCGAGAAGGACAAAGCCATCGTTGACGCCAAAGCGACGATTACCCTACAAACCGCGAAAATCGCCGAATTATTGGGTAATGCCGGAAAACCATCCGAGACCGAAATCGCCCAGGACAAGATCATCGCCGAGCAGAAGCGGAGGCTCGCCGAATTTGAGGTACAGGGTAACTTGCCGGCGGCGCTCGAAGCCGCAAAGAGCGAAATTCAGGCATGGTCAGATAAGTTCACCCTAGCCGAGGGGCGGCATGAGACGGAATTATTCGACCTTAACGCCGCATGGACCGTAAAATATAACGCTCAAGTTACGATAAGCGAATCCTGGAAGCAGAAGTACGAGGGCGAGTCGCGGCTCCGCACACTGGCCGAGAAGGGCTGGAAGGCGTCTGAGCGGAGACTCCGATGGACGCGGGTCATGTCAAACATCAAGTCCGGCCTGATAGTTGGGGCGATCGGCTATCTCGGCTATTCGGCCATAAAAGGAAAATGAGATGAACCCTATTCAGCAGGATAATAAGTGGGACCCCCTGATTGAGCAGATCGAGCAAGCCAAAGAACTGCCGGAGAAGTTTAGTATCTTGGCAACGATGGTCAGGATGATGGCGGTTAATGACTTAGCATGTATCGAGGCCCGGATGGACGAACTGGGCCGCAAATTCGACAAGTGCATGAAGAAAATCTACGCCATCGGGGTCGTGATTGCCGTGCTTGCGTTTACCGGCATAAATATCAAAACCATCGTCGATTTGATATTGAGAATAGCAAAGTGAAACCAACCAGGAGATTTCCATGAACCCGAGCGAGAAAATTTATTGGCGAGACAGAATGGAGGAGCTTTCCGATGAAATGTGTTTTTGGGAACACCTCTTAACTCTCGAAGAAAGCATGGCGAATTTAGCCTATCGACTTCCAGACGAAATTTCTAAGCCGATGGCAGAAACGTTGGAACTTCTGAAAAGTCAGTTAATGTGTAGATTCCCTGAAGTGAAGACCAAATGAATCTTATTCAAGAGTACTTAGCCATTCAATTCGCCCTGAAGCTACAGCTCACGCCGTTGAATATCGGTGCACTGCTCGCACTTGGATTCTGCCTGCTGGTGGTATGGCGATGGGCGAAAGGAAAAATCTAGCATGGAAAGAATCTATAAAACCAAATTTAAGGATGAAAGAATCCGGCTTGATTGTGCTTGCCATGACGCATGGTGCTTTATCGGATTCGACTTTATGGGATGGCCCATTACAGAAAATGAAGAAATGCCGACGTTGAAAATCTTTTTCAAATATTACCCCGGAGGCTTGTGGCAACGGATAAAAAAGGCATGGGAGATCATCCGAGGGAATGGGTGGCACGAGACCGCGGATTGGACCCTTGAGGGATTCAGCAGAATAAGAGAGATGCGAGATTTCTGTAATCGTTGTCTCGACCAAGAACCAGACAAAAAAACGGAGGAACAACCCACATGACCGGGAGGGCCGATGAGCCTCCGCTTGCGCCGACGGATAGCGAGCCTTGCCGGTTTCTTCGGGCTAGGCATGGGTACAGACGTGCTCGTCGTTCTCTATTATCGCTCGGTCTCTTCCGGCATGGCATTTGCGGCGATGTGGCTGTCGTTCCTCGTAACCCTCGTCCCTTTTCTCGTGGCCGAACGGGGCATCTCTGCCAAAAGACGTGAACTGTTTTTCGCATACGCGCTCGGGGCATCCGTCGGCACGCTCGTGGGCATGATGGTGCGGATTTGATCCATCACGGCGATTGTCTAGATATAATGCGCGGCATGGAGCCGAACAGCGTTGATGCTATCGTGACGGACCCGCCGTATGGGCTGGAGTTCATGGGGAAGGAATGGGACAAACTCGAATTGCGCGACCTGCACGGCAATCCCCTGCGAAGTTCCGAAGATGCGTTTGCTTCATCGCTTGGGAAACAGCGGAAAGGCGGAGACCCGTTTATCGGTAAGGGGATTCGTTTTGTTGCGGGCCGCTCAATGCAAAATTGGCACTACGCCTGGGCAATCGAAGCCCTGCGCGTCGCCAAGCCGGGGTGTCATCTACTCGCGTTCGGAGGGACGCGGACTTTTCATCGGTTGGCTTGCGCGATAGAGGATGCGGGGTGGGAGATACGGGATACGCTGATGTGGGTCTATGGGAGCGGATTTCCTAAGTCGCATGATGTCAGCAAGGCGATTGATAAGGCGGCGGGGGCAAAGCGGGAAGTTGTGGGGACTTATAGGATCTCTGGATTGACGCCAGATCGTAAAAACTTTGGAGCAAATGATAGAAGTGGTGGTCAAGGTATGGGATTTCGACCGGGAGATATCCCCATCGCCGCCCCCGCAACCGACGCCGCCCGCCAATGGGAAGGTTGGGGCACAGCCCTGAAGCCAGCATGGGAGCCTATCATCATGGCCCGTAAGCCGCTGGAGGGAACCGTAGCCGCGAATGTGCAGAAGTGGGGGATGGGCGCGATCAACGTGGACGGGTGCAGGGTGGGGGCCGAAAGTCATATCGTTCATGGGAAAGAGGCTGGAAAATTTCAGCCGACGGGTGGGACAACAATTAAGGATTATCATTCTGTTTCTGGTCGCTGGCCCGCGAACCTGATCCACGACGGTAGCGAGGAAGTACTGGAACTGTTCCCGGAGACGAAGAATGGGTCGGGCCATCCGACCGTCAAGAAGCGACAGCGAAATAAGGGCTGGTGTAATTCATCCCCCGGTGAAGGCGTAGATGCTATTGACAACTTTGGGGACTCCGGTTCCGCCGCCCGCTTCTTCTACTGCGCTCATCCTGATAGAATTAACTTGCTTTTCTCTCGCGCAAAGCATATAATGGACTCATGGAAAAACGAGCTTGCGAATACTGTGGACGAAAGTTTATCCCTGTCAAACCAAGTCGCCGCTTCTGTTCTAAGCGGTGCAGTAATCGTGGCCAGCCAAGGGGCCAAGCAGTTAAGCGATGTGCGGGGACTTTCTACCAGCGTCACGCCGAGCGAGTTAAGGCGGATAAGCGAAACTCTTATCACGGCGATCCTCTGTTCCGAAAAAAAGCCCTCGCCCGATCAATCGCCAGACGCGCCTTTCCCAAACGGATGCCTTGTGAACTATGCGGAAATCCCAGGGCAGACAGACACCATCGAGATTATGATAAGCCGCTGGAAATCAGATGGCTCTGCCGTAAGTGCCACATTCAAGATCACGCCCGCGAACTCGGATCATGGGGGGAAGGACTTCGCAAGTAGGTTCATCTACTGCGCGAAGGCAAGTCGGGCAGAGCGTGAGGCGGGGTGCGAGGGGATGGCGCTAAGGGATGGGCCGAGTGATAACTATGGGACGAAGGCCGTCAACCTTACCCGTAATGACTTGGGGCCAAATGAAGTTAAAAAGGCCGCCAACGTCCATCCTTGTGTTAAGCCCCTCGCCCTTATGCGCTATCTCGTTAGGCTCGTAACCCCGCCAAACGGAACCATCCTCGACCCGTTCATGGGAAGCGGCACTACGGGCATGGCGGCCAAGATTGAGGGATTCGGGTTCATCGGAATTGAGAAAGAGCAAGAATACATAGAGATAGCAGAACGGCGGATTGAGGCGACAGAATGGAGGGCCAGATGAGCGAGAAGAAGGGGCCATTCGATGATTTCATGGTAGCCGCAAACGAAGCTCTAATTTCAGCTGAACAATTTGCGGGTTCGATGATTCCCTTACTTAGGGCCACAACCAAACTGGGCGGGATTTCGATTGCCATCCGCATCTTGGAAGTGGCGGGGAAGGTGGACAAGGAAGGAGGCTTGAAATTTATCCATGCTTGCGGGTATCCCATTTTCCCTTATCCAAAAAACGCTAGACAAATCCGCGCCCTACTCAAATCCCTGCCGGAGCCGGAGCAGAAAAAGGAATGAAGCGCATTAGTCAAATCATCGGGGCCGCCATCGTCGGCGTCGTATGCGTCATCCTACTCCCCCTAGTCATTGTCTTTGCTGTCATTGCATCAGTCGTGGCTGTAATCAAGACGGTCATCGCGGCAGTCCGGACGGCTATTAAAGCGAAAGGTAATCCGCTTTCGTAACGAACGCGCTTATTAAAGAGATTATATTTACCTGGGAATTGTCAGATGTTACCCCATGAACACTCAGCTTTCGAAAGAAACATGGTGTACAAAGGTCTCGCCTGAAACCCGGGATCGCTGAACCGTCAGCGTGTACGGGCGGGACAATTCGGACGTGATGATACGGCCAGCATCCGGTAACGGGTGAAAGTCGCCACGCCTTTTATGCACAAAATCGCAGGGTAGACTAGCGGTCAGTCACTAGGCTCATAACCTCGTCACGCCAGTTCGACTCTGGCCCCTGCTATTCACGGAATAAACCATGAAAACCAATAAGCGCGTCGCCTTTTCTGCCCTCATGAAGCGGCTGGAGATCAAGAGCCTTGCCAGCCTAGACAAGGGCGGTTCCTTAACGCTGGAGTTTAACGCGGAGAGGGATGAACTTGTCGCGGACATCAACGGCCTCATGAAGGCCGACGCCGAAATCTTCGTTGTGCTTATGGAGAAGCCGGAGGGAAAATGATTCGCAGTTCGTCTAAGAAAAACCTGAAACCCTTCAAGAAAGGGTATGACCCCAAGAGGGCGAAAGGGGGAGCTGCGTGCGTTGAGCGAACCGCCTGGACAAATCTGTTCTTGAATCGGCTGGCTAAGCGGCTCAAGCCTGCCGACGCTGCCAATATCCTGGCCACGGCATACGAGAAGGGGCGTCCCTGGGCTATTGCCGAAGTTCACGAGCGCCTGATGGGCAAGGTGACACAACCGATAGGCGGCACCCCTGATGGCGCGCCCATCCGCGTCCGGCTCGAAAAGGTCATCACCACCATAGACCCCAATGGACGGGAAGAATGACCGAATCATGTCGCAATCCCTTGACGGGCCGTTGGCTTCCGGGGATTGCCGGATGGAATCTGGGAAAGCCAATGTCTACCGAGACAAAGGCGAAATTAAGCTTAGCCCGCAAGGGAAAATATGCCGGAGCAAAATGTTATTGGTGGGGTCGAACCCTATCGGCTGAGCATCGGGCGAAAATATCCGCGGTCAAAAAAATTACTCATGTTGGCATTACTAATCCCAATTGGCGAGGTGGAACATCCCTCGAGGATTACGCCCCCGGATGGCGCAGTATGCGAGAGGGCATTCGCCTTAGGGACAAGCGGAGGTGCTAGATGCCTGGGTGCGGCGCTATGGAAAATGGTCGAAAACATGATGTCCACCACATCGATTATAACCGAAAAAACAATGACGGGTGCAATCTTATTACTCTCTGCCTATTATGTCACCGGCGTACCAATGGCAATCGGAAGCATTGGCAATCTCTCCTACTTGGCCTAAATGACAACAGACTCAGCGCGCGATCTTTGCCAACTCAAGATAATCTATCACCCTGCTCAGCAATTAGTCTTCAATGACCCAGCGAAGGTAAAGGTTATTGTTAAAGGCAGGCGATGGGGGTTGACGAGGGGTTATGCCAACTATTGCATTGAAAAGATGCTGGAGGGCACTACCCCAATTCTTTGGACAGATACCGTAAACTCGAACATAGACCGCTACGTCGAACGCTATTTCTACCCAGTTCTGCGTAGGTTGCCATCGCAATACTGGTCATGGCGGCAACAGAAGAAAGAACTAACGATTTTTGACTCAAAACTCGATTTCAGAAGTGCGGACCAGCCGGAGCGCATCGAAGGGTTTGGTTATCGGCTCATTTTGCTTAACGAAGCCGGCATCATTCTCAATGACCCCTATCTCTGGGAGAATGCCATCCGGCCTATGGCGATGGACTTCAATCCCGACATCTTCATCGGGGGGACGCCGAAGGGGAAGAACCTGTTTTTCGATCTGGCGACGCAGGCCCAGGATAGGCAAGAGCCGAAATATAAGGATTGGAAGTACTTCCATTTCACAAGCTACGATAATCCGTTCATCCCCAAGGTGGACATAGACGTACTGGCCGCTGATCTTCCCCTTGTCGTCAGGGACCAGGAGATATTCGGACTATTCCTTGACGATGCATCCTCCGTTTTTAGGAACGTAGACAAGGCCATCGGGGCAGAGCGGTCAGGCGCAGTTGCTAATCGTCAATACTTCATGGGCGTTGACTTAGCTAAGCACGTTGACTTCACAGTGCTGAGTATTCTCGATGATCAGGGCTTCCAAGTCCACTTCAACCGTCTGAACCAGTTGGACTGGCCGTATCAAAAGGGGCTCATCGCCGAGACGGCCAAGAGATATGGCGCGCGGATATGCATGGACTCGACGGGCATTGGCGATCCTATATTTGACGACCTTCGCAACACCGGCCTAGACGTTATAGGCTACAAGTTTACGCACGAATCTAAGAAGAAGCTCATCGAATCCCTGATGCTGGCCTTTGAGGGTGAGACCATCAGGCTACTCAAAGAAGATGTCCAGACAAACGAGCTGAAGATGTTCGGCTATGAGATAACGGCCTCGGGGATTAAATACTCGGCTCCCGAAGGAAAGCACGATGACTGCGTTATAGGGCTGGCCCTGGCTAATTGGGCGCGGATCAATGCGGGGGCGCGGCACTTTCATTTCATCTGAGGACAATAAACCGATGGATAAAATAGAACGCTTGAATGGGCTGGAACGCCTTGCCCTAAGATGGGGACGGCTCCGGCGGCTTGTAAAGGGCGGGAATGCGCCCGCCGGCGATCCGTCTGCATGGATGGACTCGCGACTCTGGGGCGAGGGGCTTATGAAGGGTCGCAAGCCTATCAGCAAGATGGATGCTATAGACCAGTTCACGTCATGGGTCTATATCTGTGCCAGTCTAAATGCCCAGTCCTGCGCCGCCGTGCCGCTTGAACTCTATGCCCGCGTGCCCGAGGGCGGGAAGGCATGGCGTTCGATCAAGACTGCGAAAGTTGATAGGCGAATCAAATCAAGGCTCGCCCCCTACTGGCGCACCAAGGCTGCCGACGTCGAGGAGGTCACGGAGCATGCCTTCCTGGACCTCATGGAGAACGTCAATCCGTTTATGAATCGTTCGGACCTGATGGAGTTGACGATCATGTTTCTGGACCTCATGGGCGAGGCGTACTGGTACATCATCAAGGGCAAACTCAACCAGCCCGTCGAACTCTGGCCTATCCCGAGTCAGTACATAACGCCAATCCCCGGCAAGACGTTTAAGGACTTCATCACGGGGTATCGGTATGAACGCGGCAATGTCAGGTTCGATGTTCCGATTGAGGATATCGTCGCGTTTTCCTTCCCGAACCCGTCCAGCCAGTATCGCGGCATGGGCGTTGTGCGCGGGATAGCTGATGCCGTCTATACGAACTCGAAGATGTACGAGTACGAGGAGGCGCTATTCGAGAAGAAGGCGCGGACGGGTGGAGTTATGGAGACTTCGTCCGAAATAAGCGGACCAGAAGTGGAAAGGCTTCGTGAGGAATGGAAGCAAAAATACGCGGGGACACAGAATGCCGGGGAAATGCCCATCCTTCCTCCAGGACTCAAATTTATCAAGAACACGATGACTAACGAGGAATTGTCATTCATCGAGGGCAGGCGGATCACTCGCGAGGAGATTGCCGCCGCCTTTAATCAGCCCGTCTCCCTTTGGGACCAGGCCGCCATAAGAGCCAATGTTGAAGGGGCCCAATACTTCCATGCTAAATATGGCATTCAACCCAGGCTCCGCAAGATCGAGGAGAAGATAAACGAAAAGCTCCTCCCGATGTTCGATGAGAGCGGGACGTTATTCGCGGCATTCGAGGATGTGGTGCCGGAGGATAAGGTAAGCCAATTGGCCGAACGGACGCAGTACGTGAACGCCGGGGTCATGACGCGGAACGAGGCTAGGGCCGATATGGGACTTGAGCCTGTCGAGGGCGGGGATACCGTATATATACCGTTCAATCAAGTCCCGATAGGTGAGACTATTCGGGAGCCTGTTCCCGGTGAAGGTAACGACGAGGAGGCCGATGCGCTGGCCGGGAAGGTCGTCGAGCGGATAAAGGAAAAGCTCGGGGTCGCCGAGAAAAAATAAGAAGGGAGGGAGAGATGAGGATCGAGCACGATAAAATTATTTTTTCTACCGGGCATGAAGTATCCATCTTCGGAGAAGCACTTAGCATTACCCCGCCGGAATTTAATGACAACGAGTGGTATGCCGGGTATGGCGAAGATGGCATGCTAGTGCTTAATACTAACTACGACGATCCGGACCTTCTGACTAGCGAAGAACAAAGAGAGATGGCCGACTATATGATTGCCCTTTGGCAGAGATTCAAGGCAAGTGTGACATAAATGAAGTATGTGTGGAAGATTATCGACTTTATATGTGGATTTTTGAGTAAGCATCGTTGGTTTGGGTTTCATTCAGAAAGAGGGAGGGAGAGATGAAAAAGAAGAACGAGCCATTTCCGGGATTATATGAGGTCTGGCGAAGGGCCGAAAATAGGGCCACTTGGATTGATATGATTAAATATCTTGCCATTATTATCGGCGGCACGGTTCTTGTCGGATTACTAGGTACATTTTTACATTGGAAATGATTCATCTCTTTCGCTCTTCCGACATCGACGCCATAGCCGACGCCATGATCCGCGCCGTTTGCGGAGCCGAGGCTGAGGAGATGATCCGTCATAAGCTGACGCTGGCCGTTTCGCCGGATGGTGAAAGAAAGCCCGTTCGTATCTCCCACGCCGTCTATTTCGACGTGCTGTTCAAGCGGCTTGCGCCATACGAGAAGCGCTGGAAATCGATGCTCCGTGCGCTCTGGGCCGACGAGAAGGCCATCATCCTGGCGAACCTGAAGAAGCTCAAGGGCGGCAATCGGGCATGTGGGCGCAAGGGCGTCTCGGACAACATCATGTATCCGGCCTCCCAGTTCAAGAATCGCCTATCGAAAGAGACGAAGAAGCTCTTGACGGCAGTCCTTGCCGATCTCGGGCAGGATAAACTCGATGAACTGAACTTAGGCACGGCCTTCGATATCTCGAATCCACGCATCAAACAATGGCTCGAAGATTACACATTCAAGTTTAGTGAAAACCTCGAAGCCGTGAACAGCGAGAAACTCCGGGCGATCCTGAATGCCGGGTTCGAACAAGGCAAGACGATCCCCGAGATTATGGCCGAGGTCAAGACGTGTTTCGATTCCTGGGATACTTACCGGGCCGAGATCATCTCGCGCACGGAGACAAGCCGGGCATCGAACCAAGCGGCAGTCGAGGCTTATGAGCAGAGCGGGGTCGTCGAGCAGAAGCAATGGCTGACGGCGCCGGATTGCTGCGACATCTGCGCGGAGATGGACGGCGAGGTTGTCGCGCTTGAGGAGGCGTTCTTCGACGACGACTACGGCGACGGCATGAGTCCGCCCAGGCATCCTAGCTGCCGTTGCGCGGTATTACCGTTTATCGAATAGCAAGGAGATTACATAGATGGACATTCTAAAATATGCCGACATCAATCCCGATGATGCCAAGCACATGGCTCAGCGGCTTCACCGGAAAAAGGATGACCTGAACTTCGTCCGCAAGGTCTTTACCGTCGATAAGGTCGAGGCCGTCGATGAGGAACGGGCCATAGTCGCCCGCGTCTCGACCAATGACCGGGACAGGGACGGCGAGGTCGTAGAGCCGAAGGGAATTGACCTTTCTGGCTATACCAAGAACCCCTGCCTACTCTGGGCGCATCGATATGATATGCCTGCCATCGGTAAGGCACTCTGGGCCAAGACGGACGACAAGGGCCTCATCTGCAAGTTCCAGTTTGCGCCGACGCAGTTCGCCGACGAAATCTATCAGCTCTATAAGGGCGGCTATCAGCGAGCATTCTCGATTGGGTTCATCCCGATGGATTTCGACAGCGTGGAGAAGGTGCACCGTAAAGTCTCGCTCCTCGAGGTAAGCGCCGTGCCCGTGCCTGCGAACCAGGATGCGTTAGTCATGGATGCCTATGCTAAGGGTATCATCAAGAGCGATCAACTTATGCAAGACTTGAATCTCGTGATGACGCCCGTATCCGGAACGGATACAAACGTATGCGAAAAGGATACGGCCAATAAAATCGTGGACGACAAGGACAATCCTGGTATATCTGACCTTTTCACCGCTATCGGCAATGTCCTGAATCCGCCTATGCCAACCCCGGAATCTGTTGGGGGGCCGCCTAAACCGTGGTATTGCGTTCAAGATGTATTTCCCGTCGATTTTCCTAATGGACATTGCATCTTTACGGAATACCTGCCGGGGCGAGATGTCAATCCAACCTATCGTCAAAAGTATACTTATGCTGATGGTCGGGCAATCTTAAAGGGCACGCGTGTCGAAATCGTTGTAGCATATCGAAACAAAGAAGCCGAGGTTGTTACCAAGCCTGAGACGACCGAGAATTACCACCGCATCCCCGTCTCTACGGGCCACGAAGGACACCGCATCCGCACGATCACCATATCAGCCGACCAGGGAATAAAAGCCCTCTACTGCGGGGAATGCAAGGAGATTGTGACATATCTGTTCGACGTAGATAAATTTACGATGGCCGAGGCTGAGGCATGGGTTGAAGAGCACAAGAAGGACGCGGCTGTGCCCGATATCAAGCAAGCCCCCACCCCCGACCTGTCAGCCGAGATCGCCTCGCTCAGGCAGGACGTTGCGGCGATCCTGGCACGGCTTCAGGTGACACCCGCACCCGAGCCAGCGCCTGCGCCCGCGCCCATGGAGGACATCATCATCGAGGCCGAGCCGGACATTATCATCGAAGCATCCCCCGAAATCGTTATTGAACCATTCGTGCCCGACAAGTCAGCCGAAGTGCTGATCGACGAATACATCCGAAGCGTGGATTACAAGAAGGCCGTTGCCGAGGCCATTGAGGTCGCCCTGGCCAAGGTCAGGGGACGGGTTATCTAATCATATCTGACCATACGCTCGCCCACGTCATGCACGCGGGCGAGCTTCTGCTCAGATAATAATCTGACAACAGGCTGATGTCGCCGCATCCCTAAGAATGGCGGAATCGCCAGCGTCCAATTTACCCCACGGAAATGGATTTTCAAGCCATTAGTGGGGTAAGGCCGGACGCGGAGACGATAGCTGAACGACGGATGATCGGGACATCTTAGAACAAATTCCACACAGACCTATGGAGGGTCTACTATGACTAAAGAAGAACTCGATAAACTCATTAAGGACAAGACGGACGAAATCCTGAAGACCACCCTTGATGAGCACATTAAGGGTCAGCTGAAAGAACAGCTGGCCGATGCAACCACGAAACTCAAGGATGAACTCAAGCCGGTAGGCGAAGTCATCATCGAAGGGCAATCCAAGGAAAAGTTCAAATCCTTCGGCGAATTTCTTATTGCCGCACGCAATGTTCGCATCAATCGCACCGTTGATCCGCGGTTGTCCTTTATGCCCGGCACCGTTAGTAAAACTACGGGCCACATGGAAATCGGGGAAGACAGCCAGGGCGGCTTCCTCGTCCCGGAAGAGTACCGGATGGACCTCCAGGAGATCGCTCTTGAGGGTGCCGTTGTAAGGCCCCGGGCGACCGTTATCCCTATGGCCACCGATTCGCTGAAAATCCCCTACGTTAATGACACCTCGCACGCCAGTACCGTTTTCGGAGGCATCGTTGCCTACTGGACGGCCGAGGCGAAGGAAAAGACAGCTTCCAAGCCCACCTTCGGACAGCTCGAACTCATCCCTTACAAACTCGCCGGACTCACCTATACCTCCAATGAACTCCTGGCCGACAGCGCCATCGCTCTCGAACCTCTCATCCGACGTCAATTCGGGTCGGCCTGGGGATACTATGAAGACGACGCCTTTCTTATGGGCGGCGGCGGGGGTCAACCCCTGGGCGTTTTCAACTGCCCGTGTCTAAAATCCGTTCTCCGCAATACCGCCAACCGGGTTCATGCTGAAGACATCGCCGAGATGTACCAGTCCATGCTCCCCGCTTCACTTGGCAATGCCGTTTGGGTTATCGGTCCTACGGTTATGGCCGAACTTCTCGAACTCGGCAGCGGCAACGCGGCCGATGCCAGCGGGAAGATCCTGATCTGGCAACCCAATTTCAAGGATGGCATTGGTGCCTGGACCATCTTGGGGCGGCCCGTCATCATCAGCGAAAAGCTGCAGGCGCTCGGCACCGCGGGTGACATTCTCTTCGCCGACTTCCGGTACTACCTCATCGGCGACCGCCAGGCCATCACGATTGACAGTTCCACACATGTCGCATTCACCACGGACGAAACCTGCTGGCGCTTCGTTCTCAGGGTTGCCGGCCAATGCTGGCCGCAGACAACCATCACCTCGCGGCGGGGTGCTCATAC